ATTCTGGAATAGTTTCTGATTGTCTACGTTTAACTAAAAGCTCTTCAATTTGTTCTGCTCTTTTATTTGGGATTGGCTTTTCAGGATTCTTTGCCCAATTCTGAACTGCTTGAATGGAAAGGTCTAGTGCATATGCCATCTTACGTCTTGAGTTATTAAAGTGTGCTACAGCTTCTTGAAAGGTCATGTTGCTCTCCTTGATTGAAATGAATGGCGACTATAACACCTTATTAAAATCTTGTCAAGGGTTATAAAAGTCGGATAAATACTACCCCATTAAAATACTTATTGACAATTTATTAAACTAGGAGTATAGTGTGCTTTCAAGTTTAGGAGTGGACATGGATTTAAACAGATTGATGAGAGTTATCACTAATGACAGACTACAAAAAAAGTTTACACAAAAGTTCTATTATGTGATAAAGTGGTTTTTAGTAATATTTTGGGGATATTTTTTATGGCACATTCTTTAAAGCATATATCATTAATTCTTTCTGACCTTGTAAAAGAGCTTAAAGAAGATAACGACAAATGGGAGATAGCAAATGAGTCAAAGACAACATTACGACCAAGTAATGATGGAACAACATCAAAAGGAGAGCAAGATGAGCATACACAGTAAATTAATGCAAGCAAGATTAAAGTTACAAGTAGCAGACCTTAAAAAGTCTGGTCATAATAAATTTGCGGGATACAAGTATTTTGAATTAGGTGATTTTTTACCTACGATTCAAGAGATTTGTAATGAGGTAGGCATCTGTGGCACAGTCACATTTTATACAGACATTGCAGTCTTAACTGTTACAGATATGAATGATGCTACACAATTCATTGAGTTTAAATGCCCTATGTCTTCAGCAGCTTTAAAAGGTTGCCATGAGGTTCAGAATCTAGGTGCAGTTCAAACTTACTTGCGTAGATATTTATGGACTAATGCTTTTGAGATTGTAGAGCATGATGCTATTGATTCTAGTGCAGGTGCTGTGATTAATATGAAAGATACTAAAGCAGAAGACTTTATCTAATGGAACAAAGATCAGAAGAGTGGTTTCAAGCACGGCTAGGCAAGGTTACAGCTAGTCGTGTGGCTGATGTCCTAGCAAAGATTAAGAGTGGTGAATCTGCGTCTAGACGTAACTACAAGATTCAGTTAGTAAGCGAAAGATTGACTGGAGAAAGGCAAGAGTCTTATATTAACCAAGCAATGCAAGACGGTATAGATAGGGAGCAGTTTGCTAGAGATAGATATGTGCAAGAACATGGGGGAGTGGAAGAGGTGGGATTCGTTAAGCATCCCACTTTGGAAGCTGGTGCTAGTCCTGATGGTATGGTTGGTGATGATGGTATTCTTGAGATTAAGTGTCCTATGGGAAGTACGCATACTGAGACATTGATGACACAAGACATTCCAAGTAAATACGTTCCTCAGGTACAGTTTCAACTTTTGGTAACAGGTCGTAAGTGGTGTGACTTTGTAAGCTATCATCCAATGTTTCCAAAGCATTTACAGATATTTGTAAAGCGTATAGAAGCAGACCCAGCATATCAACAAGAATTAGAGGCAGAAGTAAAGCAGTTTTTAAAAGAAGTGGATGATGTAATTAATAAGCTCAAGGAGATTAAATAATGTTTAATGACATAGAAAAACAAATGTTAGTCAAAGCGTCTAGTGGGTTACATGCAGAAACATTTTATGCGTTAGATATTGAAGAACAAGAGCAGCAAATGGCAAAGTTGGATAAAGTTATTGGTACTTTGATTAAAAAGAATCCTGATAACTTTAGAGGTGAAACAGTAGCAAATTTTTATAAAACACAAGGAAAATAAAATGGCAGAATATGACAACACAAACACGTTTACTTTATTTAAGAATGATAAAGGCGATAATCCTAAACGACCAGACTACACAGGCAATGCTAACGTAGATGGTATTGAGTTTAGAATTAGTGGGTGGATTAGAGAGAGTGCTAAAGGTAAGTTTATTAGTGGCTCTGTGCAAATGAAAGAAGGCGATGTTAAGCCTAAACAAGAAGCAATAGATGAGGATGTTCCTTTTTAGGAGCATCCCCATAATGCGGATAACTATTTGTTCATAACGTACATTGTAACTTCAAAGCCGAAACGCATTTCAGTTGCTGATGGTTTTGTCCACATGATTATGTCCTTTGTATGTAAAAATTAACGATTTTTGCTACACAAACACATTTGTATGTAATAGATACAAGACAAAGTAGTTTGTATATAAAATTATGTTGTTTTTGCTATACAAAATCAAGTAAGAAACACTTATATCACCCTAATGAAAATACGGAGACATTATGGAAGAGATTATAGACTTTGATGATAATAGTATGTTAGCACACACCCCAGAGGGTAAGTTGCTTACATGTATATTAACGCAAGCAGTAGAAGATGCTTTATATAGACAAGCCCCTAATAAACTTGGGACTAAAAATATGAAGTATAACTATAAAGTTAATTTGGAAAACAAAATAGATGCTATTAAATGGTTGTTTACTAATAGCGAATTATTAGATTCATGCTGCTTTGTAGTCAATGTTCATAAAGATTCTATTAGGAAAAAAATGATAGATATTATAGGTGCAGATATTATTCATCCACTTGTTTATAATGTTTACAAACCATAATGGATATGCACCTTACAGAGCATGATGTTCATTGTATAGCTGTGGCAGTTTATACAGAAGTGAACACACAATCTTTAGAAGAAAAGTTAGGGGTTATTCATGTGATCGCCAATAGAGTTAGATCTAAAAGGTTTGGAAAAGATGCCTGTGAGGTTGTGTATGCTCGTGGGCAGTTCATAGGAGTAAAAAACTATGCAAATGGCAAACAAGCTAAACCTGATAGAAAAATCTTTTTAAAGACTCAATTGCTTGTACTTGACACATTAGTCTTTAAGAAGTATTCTAACCCAGTTGCAGATAGTCTTTATTTCCATGATGACAGCATTGATATGAGATTTATTTGGAATAAAAAGAAAGTAGTTCATATAGGAAGGATGGTATTTTATTAATGAAACCTTTAGCATGGCTTGTAGAAGAGTTTGATAGCACAGGAAAACTTGTGTGGTCAGGTCTTATGTCGTCTGAGCCTACAGGAATGTCATGGCTAAAAGACCTTAAATTAAAATTACATAATGTAACTATTACACCACTTATTCCAGATACAAAAAACATCATTAAAGTCAATAACACAAAAAAATATAATAGTAAATTATTAACGGAGGCTTACAGTGGCGAATGAACCACTTACACAAGAACAAATAATTGGTGCTTATAGTAAGGTTTTCCCAACTAGATATGAGCCAATGACAATAGAAAGAATGATACAATTTGCAAGAATTATAGAACAATTACATGGTGTTAAGTATGAATAATAATATTGCAGTTATTACCTCAACAATAGGAAGAGAAACATTACACGATACAATTAAAAGTGTTCAAAGCCAAACAAGAAAAGCAATTCATTACGTTTTTGTTCATGGAAAAGAATTTGAAGAAAAATCTAAAGTAATTTTAAATCAATATAATAATGTTGTGCCAATATATCTTCCAAATAATAATGGTAATAATGGATATGGAATGGCTCCTGTATATGCTTTAGCTCCGTTTGTAGTTTCTGAAGATATTATATGTTATTTAGATGATGATAATTTCTACGAAAAAAATCATATACAAAAAACTGTTGGATTTATAGAGGAAAATAATTTGGATTGGGCATACTCATTAAGACGTATTGTTGATAATGATGGTGAATACATATGCGATGATGATTGTGAAAGTTTAGGCTATTTTCCAAATACAGCAAAACAATACCTAGTAGATAACTCTTGTTATGTTGTAAAAACAAATTTAGCTAGACAAACAAGTTATAAATGGTATTATCCTATATGTTCAGATAGAAATTTTTTAAAAGGTTTATTACAGTCAAAAACAAAGTGTGGTTGTACTGGTGAAGCAACAGTAAATTACAGACTTTCTAAAGACGGTTCGTTGTCTATGTCAAAAGAAGCGTTTATAGAAAATAATAATTTTAATAAAAATAGATTTAAGGGAAATTTTGCATGGAGAAAGTCATCAACATTTATACCAGAATAGGAGTATTATGAAACCTAATTTATTTATAGCAACACCTATGTATGGGGGGCTGTGTTATGGAACTTATCTAGAGTCTATGCTAAAGCTGCAAGCATGGCTTAATGCTAAAGACATAGAGGCATACTTTTCATTTTTATACAACGAGAGCCTTATTACTAGAGGTCGCAATACTTTAGTTAATGATTTTTTAAAAAGCGACTCTACACACTTAATGTTTATTGATGCTGACATACAGTTTGAGGCAAAAGATTTATTAAAGATGATTGACTCTGACGTAGAAATTATATGTGGCTTGTACCCTAAAAAAGAAATTAACTGGGGTGGTGTGGCTTACGCCATTGAAAAAAAAGTACCACAAGATCAACTTAAATACTTTACAGGTGAGTATGTAGTAAACATGGTAGGTGATGTTAAGAAACAACTTGTGCCATTAGATAAGCCATTTGAAATTAAACATGGTGGTACAGGCTTTATGTTAATTAAGCGTGAGGTATTTGATAAACTAAAAGACAAGTGTCCGTCTTATAAACATAATATGAATGATGTCAATGACAACTCAAATATGGGCGACAATGTTGTAGAATACTTTACCACTAGCATTGACGAACAAAATCATTTGTTAAGTGAGGACTATCATTTTTGCAAACTAGCTAGAGACAATGGTATTAAGGTTTGGGGTGCAGCATGGGCTCAACTAGGTCACACAGGTACTTATCAGTTTAGTGGGAGGTTGGTATGACGTGGAACTATAGAATTATTAAACGAGTATCTAAAGATGAGCCTGAATGTTATTACGCATTGAATGAAGTCTTTTATGAAAGAAACGGAAATCCTATGGCGTTTAGTGATGCAGACGTAATTGTAGGTAGTAGTCCTCAAGAAATTATAGAAGTATTAGAAATGATGTTAGCTGATGCTAAGAAAAATAGACCTATACTAACGGAAGAAGATTTTAAGGTAAAAAATGGTATAATTTCAAAATAGTTGTAAATTTTAAAAGGAGAATCACATGGATAATGTAAATCATCCAAAGCATTATTTGGTAGGTGGGTTAGAGGCAATAGATATTATTGCTAGTCGTTTGACAAAAGAAGAGTTTATTGGATACCTAAAAGGTTCTAAATTGAAGTATGATTTAAGATACCCATTTAAAGGCAGACCAGAAGAAGATTTAGACAAATCTGAATGGTATAAAAATAAACTGGTAGAAGTGTTGCGTGATGAAGAAGCTATTAATCCTCCAGAGATTACTGCACAGCTACAAAGAATTGAAATGATTGACGATTAGTCGTCTAGTTCTGGTACTTCAGAATATACGGAAAGCCCATCACCACTGATCTCGATGTGGCTTCCGTCATCTAGTACTAGAATAAGCACATCTTCACCATAGTAGCT